GGATTACACTCCTGCTTCGGGCGAGACCTTGGTCATCAGGAGCAAGCGTGCCGACACCCAAGGTACGGCGCTTCCGCTAGGTGGAGCGTTCCCATCGACAAACGTTGAGCAGGCAATCGACCAGATCGTGCGGATGGTTCAACAAAAGGAGGAGTTTCTTGGCCGGACTCTCTCCGTTCCCAAAACCGACACGGCGACAGACTTGGAATTGCCCATCGACAGTGAGCGGGCATCGAAGTTCGCGGCTTTCGATGCCTCGGGTAACATCATCGCATCCACTGGGCCTACGGGAGACAGCACGATTCCAGTGACGAGCTATATCGAGACCTTGTTGGACGATTCCAATTCTGGTGCCGCCCTTACGACTCTCTTGGCCGCAGGTACGGCCATCGTCAATACCTTCTCTGCAACACAGAGATGGGCCAAGGGTGGAGACCTTTCAAGCGCCTCGCCGTTGGTGCTGGACACGGACGGCAACTACTTTGATGTGACTGGGACGACTGGCTTTTCGGCTATTACGGTTGCGGCTGGGACGTTCTTTATGCTCCAGTTCGACGGCGCGCTGACGCTCACCCACGGCGCATCCCTCGACCTGCCGGGCGGGGCCAACATCACCACAGCCGCCGGCGACCGCCTCATCGGCTTTGCCGAGGCGGCGAACACGGTCCAGGTGTTGGCGTATTCCCGGGCAGCTGCTGCGCCGCTGGCCTATGCTTCTGCCGCCGAAATGACGACAGGAACAGCGACCGACAAGGCCGCAGCCCCGGATACCATCAAGAATCATCTTCTCGTGCCAGCTTCGGTGTTCAGCTTCACGGGGGTTGCCTCGCCTGTCGTCACGGACGTCGGTGGCGTGCTCGGGGCACCCGCGGTGGCCCAGACATCGACCGGCGTATACACGGTCACGTTTGCGGCGAATATGGCCGCGACGACATATGCCGTTCTGGCGACGGTTGAAGACACCACGCCCCGCCAGATCAGTGTCTCCAGCAAGGCCGCCGGCTCGGTAGTGATTCGCTCAGCCAACGCGAGCGACGTTGTTATCGACGGCGACAGTTACAGCGTCGCGATCTTTGGCGCGGTGGCCTAGCCATGCGCGCCCCCCTCCTCGCGGTTCTCCTCGCGGCGGCACTATGCTGGCCGGCACCGGCATCGACACCGGCCGCGTACATCTCACCATTTGGGGCGACCAGTGACATCACGACCCATCACTATTGAAGGTGACATGAGATGGCTCTAATCTTGCGGTTGAAGATATTTATCACATGTGTCTTGCTGTTGGCTTCCTTGGCAGCACCTGCATTGCCTGCGACCGAGCCGCCACCGGGCATCCAGCAAATGCATGAAGAGATGCTGTTCAATGTGGCCTTGATTCGCACAGGTCAAGGGAGTGGGTCTGGCACAGTGATCTATTCGGCCGAGCAAGATGGGGTATGGGCAACGTATATTTTGACTAACTACCATGTCATATCCAACGCCATCCGGCGGCAGACTATCTGCTGCGACGAGGACGGCGAGAAATATGACGTTGAAAGACGGGGCCTCGTTGACGTGCTCTTTTTTGAATACAACGATCTGTCCCGACCTATTGGCAACCGGGGCAAGCGGGCCTCAATAGAGGCGTTCGATCAACTCGCTGACCTGGCGTTGCTCCGCTTGAGTGATCGTGAGAGTGGAGTGGCGTCCGTGGCTCGAATGCATGACCCAGCCGAGCCACTGTATATGTTTGAGCGGGTCTGGGCGGTGGGAGCGGGCCTTGGTGAGCCACCATTCGCAACTACAGGCCTCCTGTCACGGGTTTCGCGTGAGATTGATGGGTATGGCTATATAGCCAGTAGTTCGCCTATTATCTATGGCTCGTCCGGGGGGGCTTTGTTCAGATATCGATCTGCTGATCCGGGCCATTACGAGCTGATTGGCGTGACCTCTAAGGCGCGGGCGGCAGGATGGCAGCTTGTGGAGCACATAAATTTCAGTATCCCGATGGTGATGGTATATGAATTTCTCCGCTTGAATTGCCACGCTTTTGTCATCGGCGACGCGCTTGAGAGCCCGGCATGTCAGTCGGAAGATGAAAAATGAAATACCTACCCACCCTTGGCGGGGCCGTGGCAATGGCGACGGTCATCGCGGGTGGGTTGGTTTGGGCTGTGGATACCAGATATGACGCGCGCCGCGCACTCGAAAACATTGAGCAGCACGATCAACTTTCAGGGCATACAAACACTGTCGTTGGTCTTGCTGAGATCGGCCGGTCCATAGAGGCGCTTAGTGAAAGTTTGGGCCAATTGAGAGAGGTCCAAGTTCGGATCGAAGCCAGAGTATACGACCTCCAGGTGCTCATGGCTCCTGATCCTCGGAGCGAGTTGGTTGCACCCTTTTGAAGGAGACTACAATGATGTACTGGATACAAGATCGCTTGAAAGAGCGGAGCACATGGCTTGGGATCGTGAGCTTTCTGACAGCCGCTGGTGTGACGTTTGGCCCCGACCAAGCGGAGGTGATCGTCTCCGCTGGTCTGGCAGTCGCGGGGGTGGTGGCCGCGTTCACAAGAGATTGATCTTATGATACGCCGGGAACATCGACGCTTCACTGGCGCGCCAAAACGGGATACGGAATGGAACACCGACTTGAGTGATGGTTGCACTCTTGTACCAGATCGGAAAGATATGGTGCATTGCTGTGTCGAACACGACAGGCGTTATTGGCTGCGTGAAGGATCGCGGTCAGATGCCGACGCGGCTTATCGCACATGTATCATCGAGGCGGGCAGGCCTGTACTCGCTCGGGTCCATTGGTTGGGCGTGAGGATATTTGGATGGCTGTTTTGGAATACGTGAGCAAAATATCTGGATTCCCACGTTCAAGCCGTGTCTTGGCCCTGCTCCTTTTGGTCGCGGGTTGCTCCTTCAATCCCCGCGACAACGTTCAAACCCGCGCTGGGATCACAGATGTGCAGATACAATTCTGCTCAGTTGGCCCAGTCGAGGCACCGACAGCATACGCGCCATGTTTGATAAGCTACATGGACGGCAAGGAGCGCACAGACGTGAAGCTCTCGGCCGATCTTGGGAAGGGGCTGATCGAATATAAAGCTGGTGGCTCGCTCGCCTTTGATGGCCAAGCGTTGCGCGCTGCGGTCGAGAAGGCGATGCTCGCCGCCCAGGTCGATGTGACTGGGGAAGTGGTCGATGCCATCACGACGGCAGTGATCAAGAGTATCAAACCACTTTAGTCTGAATCATCCTCGCTGTTCCGCCGTCATGCCTACATCCTGGCGATAAGTTTCTTCAAGCGCGTGCCAGCGCTCCGCAGCAATCGTGTCAGTATCAAGCTCGCTCCGACTGTTGACGTGGCAGATTTTTCGCACAATATTGGCCACATCGCACTCACCAGGGTGTCGGGCCAACAGCCAATGCGCGAAAACAGCATCTCTGCAGAGGATGCCAGCCTGCTTGCTCGATTTAATCTCACACCAAGTCTGATTGGTCATACGCGATTGCCTCAAAATGGGACTTCATCGCCAAGATACGTTTCCATATCTTGCCCTCCCTCCTCACCACCACTCTCTTTGCGAGAATCGAGCATGGTGAGTTGGCTGCGAAAGCGTTGCAGGACGACTTCCGTGGTGTAGCGGTCTTGGCCCGATTGGTCCTGCCACTTGCGAGTTTGGAGTTGGCCCTCAAGATAAACCTTTGACCCCTTTAGAAGGTATTTCGACGCCACCTCCACAAGCTTCTCGTCAAAGATCACCACCCGGTGCCACTCGGTTTTCTCGCGCTGCTCGCCAGACTGCCGGTCCTTCCAGCGCTCGGAGGTGGCGACAGAGAGGTTCGCAAGTTCGTTGCCATTTGGCATGGACCGCAACTCAGGGTCACGCCCTAAGTTTCCAATAAGAATGACCTTGTTGACGCTACCCATTTTGGTTCTCCAGATATGTTTTGCGGTTGTCTTTCGCGAATGTGAGCGCGTTGAGGTCCTCTTCAGATAGCGCCTGCATGTACTGTTGGTTCGCTTTATCTGACCACCAATCAGTTAATTTGTCGAGGCTATCTGCGTTTTGAACTATAGTGACGGAATTTCTGAGCCATTCCTCAGCAGGGTTTTTAAGCTCGGAATCCTCATCTTTCTCTTTCTTGCCGTTTTCGATCTTTGGTGGCGTTGCCCTCTTGGCTACCACCTTCTTGCCAGCGGCAGTTCCCACAATGCTAGCAGCGTTTCCATCGTCATCTTCATCTGCTGGTGCTATGCCTGTGATGGCCAGTAAATTATACCGCCGCAAATAAGTGATGCAAGAACCGACGCCTTGGGCGTCTGGCTTACTTGGGATCACAGCAGGGCCAGTAAAATCTATTATCTCACCTGACTCGTGTATGAGTATAGTCTCTACTGAAACGGCTCCATTCTCGCCCGTGTGTGGTGTTTGAATGATCGCGATCCCAACGCTGTTAAATGCTGGATACACAGCATCTCTCACAACTGCGAGAGAAGCATAACGCGATCTGAAGTGTGGATTTGCGGCGTCCTTCGCTACATTTGACACAGCAGTTTGAGCCCTCACTAATGCGGTCGCAAATTCAGGCGTCATTCCTAGTCTCCTTAATTCTCAATGCGCCGTTCTTGGCGCGGCTAATTTGCAGTCCATGGCCCCAGGCGCGTTTCACGTCGGCTTCGATCAAGTCTTTCAGTTCCTTTTCGTGTGTCTTGTGCCGCACGAAGGCTTCGTTCGTTTCGAGCCATCCGACAGCGCTGTTGGCCCAAGCGTTATTACCTGTCATATCCGCCACCCTCATCTCGTCCAGCGCGATCTTCACTGGCTCGGCCGGCATATCGGGAGGCGGCACATCCTCGGTGACGTGCCGCCAGAATTCTCTGCAACGAGCTTCGAGCTGGGCGATGGCCTCGTCATTGCGTTCGATTTCGAATCTCTCCCACGCCGTCGTCCCAAATATAACAGATAGATAGACACGCTTCGCGCCAGTGCATGACATTTGGTGCTGGCATTGATAATAATATCGGCTCACCACTGTTTCAGGCTTGACGAAGTGACTGACGTGTTTGCATTCCACTATATCAGGGGGCGGTCCCGTCTCCTTCTCCTCGAAATCCGTCTCGGCCGACATAAACTCGAAGTCTGGGTGCTGGACCCGGCGGCCAGCAATTAAGGTTACGCCACACCGACGTTGGTATAGCCAGCCATTGAGATTCTCGGTCCAACTGCCCATCACTACGGGAATCACGTCGCTCAAATCCTTGGGCTTGGCGCGCCCTGTCTTCTCTTCCCACAGCTCGAACCATTCTCCCACCATGATTTTGCCAGCGTCGGACGAACCTACACCTTTGATGCGCGCAGCATGCCAGGACGTGGGCTTGTTGACGATGGCCTCAACAGAAGCGATGGTCATCGTCACGACACGATTCGCAGAGGACCACAAACTCCTCACGCTCTCCGGGGGCCGGGTTCAGTGGATGAGCCTGGTTTGCATAGCTTGGCAGTTCGACGTAGCACTCGCAGTCGTAGTCGCTGTCAATCGATTGCTCGCAGCGCTGACATCGGATCACACTCATTCCGTCGCCCTCCTCAATATTCTCTCCAGCTCTGGCAAACCGCTCCTCTCTATCACATCTCGTTGCTTTCGCAGTAAGCTCCTGGCATCGATGGCGTAGGCTTCGGCGAGGAGGTGAGCCGGAATCGGCCCATCATATTGGAGATGGAGATTGTTCAGTGCTTCAAGTGTCGTCTTTGCTGACATGATGTGACCTCGGATATAGATGTGTGATGCGTCAAGCGGCCTGGGACATAGACGCTCCTGCCTCGCTCCAGGTGATGCCCTCGACTTGGAAACGGCCATAGTAGCCGTTGTTACGCGGGCGGAAGCGCCCGATGCCGATAAAGCTGCCAGCGTTCTCCAGATGATAACGGAACACGTCCTCTGTCACGGTCTCATCGAGGACAAAGAAAACGACCTCGGCCTTCCACTCCCGAATGACCGGATAGCAGCGCATAACTCTCGTCCCCGATCCTCGCTTGCCATCAGCGTTCACAAAGAGCCATTCGCCCTCGACATCGTCAACTTTCAGGTTTAGGACAGGGCCGTTCATGACTAACACGCCAGCCTCGAAGTGCTTCGTGTAAGTGTTGTTTCGCTTGCCAGGAATCTTCACGGATAGATACCGGGCAGCCTCGGCGATGCAGTTTTTGAACGCCATTGGCGGAATAAACACTTGCCCATCAACCGTGCCGTGACAGCGCTCGCGCCAACAACGCTTCTCGAAGTCACCGGCTGACTCTTTATCGTCACGCTCGGACTGTATGAATTTGGACTGGCTGTAGGGGCTGAGAGAACGGATTTGGCATGTCGCGGTCTTCATTGGGTTTCTCCTCGGTTAGAGTTGCGGGGTGGTGCGTTGCGTTGCGGGGCGATGCGTCGCGTGGCGTTGCGGAGCGATGCGTCGCGGGGCGTCGCGCAGTGCGGCGGCGCGCAGCGAGGCGAGGCGATGCGTCGGGATAAACATATACGTTGCGTTGCGATGCGGAGCGGGGCGGAGCGTTGCGAAGCGTTGCGAAGCGAGGCGCGGCGGGGCGAGGCGGCGCGACGCGGAGCGAGGCGAGGCGCAGCGTCGAGTCGCGATGCGTCGGGGTAAATGTGTAAAATACGTTGCGTTGCGATGCG